TATGGACGAGGAGGTTAAGACCTATCTTAAGTACAAAAAAGAAACAGGACGTGGTATCCAAGACTACTTGAAACTTCAAGAAGACTTTGACTCCATGAATCCTGATTCGCTTATAAAGCAATACTACATGGCAACAGAGGTTGGACTCGATGAGGATGACATTGATGCTATGATGGAAGACTTTAGTTATGATGAGGATTTAGATGATGACTCTCATATCAAAAAGGCTAAGATTGCTAAGAAAAAAATGGTTGCCCAAGCCAAAGACTACTTTAATAGTCAGAAGGATAAATATAAACAGCCCCTTGAGTCAAGAACGGCTGCTTTTCCCGACGGTGAAAAAGAGGAGTACGAGGCATATAAGCAATATATGCAAGAAGCTAAGACCCTACAGGAGGAAAACGAGCGTAAAAGCGAGTGGTTCCAAAAGAAGACAGATGAGGTGTTTAGTCAAGAGTTCAAAGGTTTTGAGTTCAGTATTGACGACAAGAAAATTGTTTTCTCCCCGGGAGATGCTGCAGAGCTCAAGAAGGTCCATTCAACACCATTCAGCTTTATTAATAAGTATGTGGGTGAAGATGGCTTAATGAAGGATGCATCAGGATACCATAGAGCCTTATCCATTGCAATGAACCCTGACAAGTTTGCTAAGTTCTTTTACGAACAAGGGCAGGCTGATGCAACTGACGACGTCACAAAGAAAATTAAAAATGTGCAAATGTCTGAGCGTCGAGCGCCTGAAACAATCAATAAGGGTGGAATGCAAATACGAGAAGTTAATCCCGATACAGGTCGCGGATTAAAAATTAGAAGCGCAAAAAGAATATAAACAATTTAAAAAGAAAAAAAAATGTCTTTATTATCAACACCGGGGTATCAGTTACAGCCAAGTGCTGAACAGGTACCATTGTCAACTAACTACATGACAAACTTTAACTTCATGAATCAGTACTTACCTGATACATATGAGAAAGAATTTGAGCGTTACGGAAACCGTACCGTTGCATCTTTCTTACGTATGGTAGGAGCTGAGATGCCGTCTATCTCTGACCAAATCAAATGGGCAGAACAAGGTCGTCTTCACACGAAGTATACTAAAGTTGTTACTACAGCAACATTATCTAACGCAGATAGCGCAACATTCCAAGTGAATGACTTGAACGTATCAGGTATCGCTATCCGTGAAGGACAAACTGTAATGATTACACCAAACGTAGCAGGTCCTACACAGAACAAAGCTATCGTTACTGCAGTTAACACTGCTACTGACCAATTCACAGTTGCTTTCTACGAAGCTAACGGTATGACTAATGGTTCTACAGCAAATGAGTTTACTGTATTTGTTTACGGTTCTGAGTTCAAAAAAGGAACTACAGGAATGATTGGTTCTTTGGAAGCTGAAGACGAAATCTTCGCTAACTCTCCAATCATCATCAAAGACAAGTATGCAGTATCAGGTTCTGATATGGCTCAAATTGGATGGATTGAAGTAACAACTGAGAATGGTGCTACAGGATACCTTTGGTATTTGAAATCAGAGCACGAAACTCGTTTACGTTTCGAAGACTACTTAGAGACTTCAATGTTAGAGGCTGTTCCTGCTGAATCAGGTTCAGGTGCTGCTAACTCAGGTATCAACCCTATTTACGGTAACAAAGGTTCTGAAGGAGTATTCTACGTTGTTAACTCTCGTGGTAACGTATGGGGTGGTGGTAACCCAACTACCTTGGCTGACTTTGATACAATCATCTCTCGTTTGGACAAACAAGGTTCTATCGAAGAGAATGTATTGTTCTTAAATCGTGATTTCTCTTTTGACATCGACGATATGTTAGCTGCACAAAACTCTTACGGAGCAGGTGGTTCTTCTTATGGTTTGTTTGATAATGACAAAGACATGGCCTTGAACTTAGGTTTCACAGGATTCCGTCGTGGTTATGACTTCTACAAAACAGATTGGAAATACTTGAACGACCCAACAATGCGTGGTGGATTGACAGCTTCTGCAACAAGCCCGTCAACAGCTAACGTAATTACAGGTTTATTAGTTCCTGCAGGTTCAACAACTGTATACGACCAAATTCTTGGTAAAAACGCGAAACGTCCGTTCTTACACGTTCGTTACCGTGCTTCTGAGACTGAAGACCGTCGTTACAAAACTTGGATTACAGGTTCTGCCGGAGGTGCTGCAACAAGCGACTTAGATGCAATGGAAGTTAACTTCTTGTCTGAGCGTGCTGTATGTACACTTGGTGCAAATAACTTCGTATTGTTCCGTTACGGAGCATAATCTTAGGATTCACAAAAAGGGGAGTGTTCTCAAGAACACTTCCCTATTTTTAATTTTAATTATATCATATCATGAAAAGAGTAAAGCTAAAGCCTGCTGACCGTTTGTACAGGCTAAAAAATGAGAAAGCACCATTATCCTTTATGTTGGCTTCTCGAAACAACAAACGATTCCCATTACTTTGGTTTGATGAAGAAGAAAATGTAAATCGCCCAATGCGATATGCAATCAACCAAAAATCACCGTTCGAGGACGAACAAGACAACAACCCACTTGTAGAACCAATTATTTTTGAGAATGGATTCTTATCTGTTCCAAAACAAAACCCTGTTTTGCAAGAGTTCTTGTATTACCATCCAATGAATGGTCATGTATTTGAAGAGGTAGACAGCGAGAGAGATGCTCAGGAAGAGGTAGAATACCTAACAGCTGAAGTTGATGCATTAATCAAAGCTCGTGAGCTTTCAATTGAAGAGCTTGAGAATGTTTACCGAGTTCTATTTAATCGTGACGTAAGCCGCGTAACATCGGCAGAGATGAAACGTGACGTACTTATCTATGCTAAAAACTATCCTGCGTCTTTCTTGGATGCACTTGATGACCCAATGTTGAGACTTCAATCTCAGGTACACGTATTCTTTGATATGGGGCTATTGGCATTCAGAAGCAACAACAAAGAGGTATGGTATAGTACACCAACCAATAAAAAGAAAATGATGAACATTCCTTACGGAGAAGACCCGTATGTATTGGTTTCAATGTATCTTCAGACAGATGAGGGTGTTGAAGCATTAAAAATGTTAGAGCATCATTTAACTAACTCATAAATATTAGTATATTTGTAGAGTTCTAATACTCGTTCTTTTGTTTAAGTAGAGGTCGCATTTTGTGACCTCTATTTTTTTGTATCTTTGTGAAAAGATATTCTCATGATTAATTCTGTAAGAAACGCTGTACTATCCATATTGAATAAAAATAACTACGGATACATCTCGCCTTCTGACTTCAATCTATATGCTAAGCAAGCTCAGGTTGAGTTATACGAGGGGTATTTCAATAGCTACAATAAGGCTATAAATATGGAAAATGCCCGCATGGCCGGGACAGAGTACGCTGATATCGAAGGCAATCTTGCTGAGGTTATTGAGTCATTCATTAGAACTGACCAATTGACTCAGGTTGCACCCGGTACAAACCAATACTACTATCCTTCACTGATAACTACAGGGTATAGCCCATACTTAGTTAGCAAGATTACTTGCTTTGATTCAGTAGGTATACGCCTTGCTGAGGCTGAAAAGATTTCAAATGCACGTATTAATATGTTGTTGGACTCAATGCTTACAGCACCAACAAATAAGTACCCTGCATATATAATTGAGGAGGATATAATCACAGTATACCCTGCTACTCTTAATACACCAACATCACTGAAGTGCTCCTATTCACGTCTTCCAAAAGACCCTAAGTGGACATACATTAACCTACTAAACGGTGAGCCTTCATTCGACCCTTCACAGCCTGACTATCAGGACTTTGAGCTACCTGCTGAAGAAGAGTACAGATTAATAACAAAAATTCTTGCTTACTGTGGTATGTCAATTAGAGAGACAGAGGTTATTCAGTTTAGCATGGCCCAAGAACAGCAAGAAGAAAATCCATCTAATTAACATTAATAACAAATGGGATATATTTCACAGTATCAGTATTATGAGAATGGCGGTAATGCGCCTGAGGATGCAAATTGGGGTTCATATCAGTATGTAAGCCTATACAATATTGTTAATAACTTCATATTGATGTATTCGGGTAACCACTCGCTAATCAATAACGAAGAACGATATAAGATTTTGTTTCACGCAAAGAGAGCAGTTCAAGAGCTTAACTATGACGCTTTTAAGGAAGTTAAGGTCCTACAGCTTACTATATGTGACCAACTTAGATTTGTACTACCTTCTGACTATGTGAATTGGGTTCGTATCTCTTTATATAAGGACGGATACATCAGACCTATGAGCGAGAATATTCAAGTTCAGTCATCTAAGGCGTATTTACAAGACCATAACTGTAAGATTCTTTTTGACCAAGATGGTAATGCACTTGAGCCTCAGTTCTCCGAGCTTGACTTCGATAGAATAATGGGTACTCAGAAGAGTATCTATCTTAATCCGGGTAATCAATTTAATGGACAGAGTGGTTGGAACTACGATGGAAATTGGTATTTTGAGAACTCTATTGGGACTAGATATGGCCTTAATACAGAGACAGCAAATGCTAATCCTACATTTACAATTGATAAGAAAGCAGGAGTAATTAACTTCAGCTCACACATGGCTGATGAGTCTGTTATCCTTGAGTATGTATCTGATGGTATGGAGAATGGTGACGACTCATTGATTACTGTAAATAAATTATTTGAAAAATATGTTTACGCATATATCGAATATGAGATTTTAAATCATAAATTAGGGGTTCAGGAATATGTTATTTCAAGAGCTCGTAAGGAGAAGGCAGCCCTTCTGCGCAACGCAAAGCTTAGACTAAGTAACATTCATCCGGGAAGACTATTAATGAACCTTAGAGGTCAAAATAAGTGGGTAAAGTAATATGACTAAAATTACAAGAAATTTCAATCAGGGAAAAATGAACAAAACCTTCGATGAGAGGGTTGTTCCTGATGGGCAGTATATTGACGCACTTAATGTGCGCATGGGGTCCACTGAACTAAGTAACATTGGAGCTATTGAGAATACTAAGGGAAATCTTCCGCTTACTAACTTGATATATACTGATGGTACGCCACTTAGTGATTCAGCAAGGTGTATTGGTGCATTTGAGGATGGAGCTAATGAGACATTGTATTGGTTTGTACACGACCCTCAGTTCCCTGTTGGAAACACAGGAAAGCTTGATTTAATTGTCTCTTTCAATACACTAACAAACATACTAACGTATAACGTAATTAGTATTGACGACGGAGGAGGTATAAATACTACGTTGAACTTCAACGAGATATACGTTATTACAGGGATAAATAAGATTGACGATTTATTATTCTTCTCTGACGACTACAATCCACCAAGGTTTATTAATGTAACTACAAACTATCCTAATCCTATTTTTGATGTTGACCAAGTTTCTTATGAGTCTCTATTGGTTATTAAGAAACCACCTATTGAGTCACCTGAGATTCAGTTAACAACACTTCCGGGACAAGAGAACTTCTTATCTGAGCGTTTTATATGCTTTGGTTATAGATACCGATATGCTGACAATCAGTACTCAGCTATATCTCAGTTCAGTGAGCCGGCATTTATTCCTCAGCCATTTGACTTTAGCAATGAGAGCTACTTGAATGATGGTATGGTTAACGAATTTAATACTGCAATTATCACCTATAATACAGGTGGTCCTTTAGTAGTTGGTGTTGATTTGCTATTCAAAGAGATGGAGAGCAGTGTGATTCGTGTTATCGAGAAGCTAAATAAAGCAGAGCTTGGCCTATCTGACAACACTGATTATACATTTTCATTTACAAATAGTAAGATATTTACCATACTTCCTGAGTCAGAGATTCTAAGGTTGTACGATAACGTGCCTTTACTAGCAAAGGCTCAGACAATTATGGGTAACCGTCTTATGTACGGTAACTACCTTGAGGGTTATGACCTAATTGATAAGAATGGCTACCCCGTAAAGTTTGAGTATTATACTAACTTAGTTACTGAGGAGATTGGGTTATCAACAATCCCTAACTCATTAGCTGAAGGTACATTTAATATTGACGGAACTGAGACAGTTAGTAATGCTGTATTGGATGTTGACTTCTCAGGAACACCACTAACAGCGGGCTCTGTAATAAATATTGACTTTTCATTGACCCATGGTGCATTTACAGGAAGTACACCTTTCCCAACTCAGACAAATGATGATGTAGATATATCTTTTACTTACTACCTTCCTACTGACTTTGCATCTGTCTTTGATATGGTTTCAAGTACATCATTTCAAGAGGCAGTTGGATTGGTTACTAATGTTCAGACAATGCCAAATGCATGTCTAGGCACTACGCTATCAGATGCATACAACTGTACGATGAATCAGAACTTGAACTCTTATACTAAGTGTACGAGTGGTATTAACTCGCCTAATTTATTGGCATCAGCAACATGTGTATTTGGTAGTGATGTAATATCGTTTCAGTTTCCTGCTGTTGCATATAGCGATACATGCGTATCTCCTTCATATACTGCATATGAATACATGGAGATAGCGTCTGCAGAGTCATCAATTCAGTCAGTTTCTCAGAATCAGAGTCTACATAGCAATAGAGACTACGAAATTGGTATTGTGTACATGGATGACTTTAACAGGTCAAGTACTGCGTTAGTTAGCCCATCAAACACCGAGCACGTACCGTGTAGTAACTCAGATACTAAGAATAGCATTACTGTAACAATACCTGACACTCAGATTGCTCCATATTGGGCGACAAGATATAAGCTTGTAATTAAAGCCGATAGAGAGGGGTATGAGACTATATTTAGTAATGTGTTCTTTGTAGACCCTGAGACATCAAATGCATGGTTCTTATTAGAAGGAGAGAATGCACGTAAGGTTGATGTAGGTGATAGGCTTATTGTAAAGGCAGATACAGCAGGTCCTACTGACTCATGTGCGTATGCTACTGTACTAGATAAACAGTCTCAAGGTGCAGACTTTATTGCTATACCAAGCCCTTCTAATCCAACAACAAATATCTCTATTCCTGCAGGGGTTTATATGAAAATTAAGCCTAATAACTTTAATGCTCAGTTTAATGAAAACTCATTTATTAGTTCAGGTAATATAACAAACGAGCAATGGATTAATCAAGCTGCTGCTTGGGTAGGTTACCCAATGAACCTTGAAGACCCTGCTAACCCGGGTCAATATATTGACTACGATGTACCTCAAGGTACAATAATTAAGTTTTCTTTTAAGTTTCGACGAGGTAAAGAAGACGGTGGAGGACAGGGTTGTGAGACACGTATATACACCCTAGATAAAACATTAATATCTCAAGGTAATTATGCAAATATGTATGATTGGTTTATTGGGGACAACGTACAGGCAATATTAGATGATGGTACTCAGTACGTAAGTGGAACAGGTAACTGTGGTATTGGAAATACATTTCTTAGCCCTTTACTTCCTGTTGCAGGTAACGCTACTATACCTCCATCATTATTTGCTATTCAAACTGTATGTGTAAACTACTATCAATTTGGTAGAGACGTTACAACTAATGGATTATGGTTATTTGCAGTAGGAACACCTGTATGTGGACAGAAAAATTCTATTGTTGAGATGAATGTTGAGGTTTACAGGGCTGATACTACGTTTGTATTTGAGACTGAGCCAACTGACACGCTTCCTGATGTATTCTATGAGAACAACCTATCTTTTGAGATTAATAGCCAAGGTGAGCACCAAGGTAACCTTGGTAACCAAAACTTTGGCACAGGTAGCCCTGCTATTATTGACACAGGATTTTTTAACTGCTATGCATTTGGAAATGGCGTTGAGAGCTATAAGATTAGAGACTCATTCTTTGGTAACTACATCACACTTGGCAATAAGGCTACGACAATATCTGCAGAGGACTATAGAGCTATTCGTAGATATGCTGACATAACATACAGCGGTATATATAATAACGAGAGTAACGTCAATAAGCTCAATGAGTTTAACCTTGGTCTACTTAACTTCAAGCAATTAGAGCGCTCATTTGGCCCTATCTTTATTATGGATGCGCGTCAGACTGACGTACTTGTACTGCAGGAAGATAAGATTTCATACGTATTAACAGAAAAGAACTTGTTATCCGATGCCGGAGCAGGTGGCGCACTTACATCTGTACCTGAGGTATTAGGTACGCAGATTGCCCGAGTTGAGAAGTATGGTATATCATTTAATCCTGAGAGCTATATTCAGTGGGGTGAAGATAGATTCTTTACAGACGTAAAGAGAGGCGCTGTCATCAACTTAAGAGATAGCGAAACAGGACTAAGCGAGCTTAAGGTTATATCTGACCTAGGTATGACTACTTGGTTTAGAGACCTATTTAACACTGACTTTGGAACACAAAAGCTTGGCGCATATGACCCTTACTCAGATGAGTATGTATTGAGCTCAAATAACCAAAGAATACCATACGTAACTGAGTGTATTTCATGTGGAGTAACACAAGAGTTTACAATTTCAGAGGCAAAGAAAGTATTTGAGTACTGCGTGAATGTAGGTCAGCTTGTTGGAGAGGTAAATATCACATACAATATTATCAGTCTTGAGATTGATGCTGAATTTCAGTTAACAGCTGACTACAATGGAAACTCATATACAACGGGATTTGTGAATAGCAGCGGTGTGCTTACAATAACAAAGGACTCTGTCTCTTTGGAAGAGATAGCAATTGGTATTAGTACAATCGGAGGAGCTGCTGTTGTTGAGGTAACTGTAGAATGTCCAACAGCTAAGGAGCTTAAGATATTTGAGGTTGTTCTTACATCAAACGAGGACGCAGGATATAGCATTTTTAGTCAATGGAGATATACTGACGGAACATTTGTTGGTTCCCTTCAGAATAACTTGGTTATATTCTCTTCAGGTGTTAACCCTATCGTATCAAGGTACAATGTTGTATCAGGATTACAGGGGGCATCAAACATACCAACTGATGGTAGTATGGTTAGAATGGCATCAAATAAATTGTTCCCAACGAACTACGATTTTGACCCTTCTCAGAATAAATTCATGTATCTTCGTACTAATACGCTATATAATAACAATACTGTTGATATAAATGCATTAGTTGCAGCTGCAAATACAGGTATTACAGCGGGAGGTGGTACATACTACTACTCAGATATAAATGCAGGATTTGGAGATGACTACCTATACTTAATTTGGGACCTAAGAAGCTCATACGAGGTAAGTTTATGCTACTCATCAGACCCGCTTGATGTGTTTACAGTATGCTGCTACTGCGACCCGTGTGAAGACCCGTGTAGAGAATGGAGACTTCAGAACGTGGGTGAGGGTAGTGCAGTTGTTAGATATACAAGCTGTTCAGAGCCACCAACAACAATTGAAGTAACTATAACGGAAGGACGAACACAAATAGTATGTGGAAGAACTCTATATCCACCGTATGTTGTATCAGGAGGAGTAATTATAACAGTATCGCAGGAATGCGGTTGTAGAGAATAAAATAAAATATTATGGCGTATTACTTAGACGGACCAACTTTAGCATTAGCAACATCGGTATACACTGACGCAGCGCTCACTATATGTGCGCCTGACGGTGTATACTCAGATGGCTCAATTACAAGGGTCCTAGCAGGATGTGTGCTAGGAAGCTCAAAGTTCTGCCCTTCATGCGGAGAAGATTGTGGTAATAGAGTAGATAACAATACCAAGCTCGCAGGTACCTATAGTTCTATTATAGACTTAGGAAATGACCCCGGTAATATAGGTGCTGTAATAGTAAGATTCAATCCACTTGATTTGGGTGGTGTTGAGACACCTAAAGGTATTATTGTTACATATGACGGAGTAAATTATAATACATTCAGTTCACCTGTATATGGATTACTTACGGCTCCAACAAATCTACCCGTATATATTGGTAGACAGAGTGATGACTGCGGAATTGTATCGGGAAGTCCATTTGTTTTGCCGAACAATAATTGGGATGTAAGCTCAGGAAATTATGTATACAATGGAACTACATCTGCAGTAAGTGTTCTTCCCTCTCAGGTTCAGACGAACATAAGCTCTGCAGGGGAATGTATTATGGTTATACCAAAATTAAGCTTAAACCCATCTTCTTTAGATATCACTGTTCACTCACCATGTTTATATGCAGGATTTAAACTAACAGTTGAGTGTCCTACTTCGCTATTCCCTACCTATACAAGTCAGGTAGGTATAACACCTGATGCAATCTGTCAGTACGAGGACAACTTAATATATTACAACGCACCTGTAAACGGTAACGGAACAATCCTTGGTCTATTTGATTGGATTTTTATAGACATTAACGGAGAGGTACTTGCGTCTGATGGGTACTACTACGCACCAAGTATGCTACCTAATCCATATGATTGGTTCTTTGTTCAGAGTGGTATTATTACTCAGATGGGTCAATGTACGTATAATGGCTTTGTACTTAGAAGATGTACGGACGGACAGACATTGGTAGCAGGATTTGGAGGAGTTCCGGGAGTGGCTATTGGTGACTTTGTTACAATAACAAACCCGCTATACTCAGCATGTGTTTGGGAGGTAATTGCTAATTCATCAGCTACTCCAACTGAAACCATAGACACCCTTACACCTTATACGTCATGCTCAGACTCATGTGCAAGCTATAGTATTGATAATATGACAGGTTCTACTCAGACTGCAAACTATGTTGACTGTGCCGGGGCTTCTCAGTCAGTTTCTGTAGCAGCATACTCAACTGAGTATGTATGTGCAAGGGTGGGAAGCGTTACAGTTCCGGGAAGTCCGGCAGGAGTATTGGTTACAGTTGACTCATGTAGCTGTTAATTTTAAGATATGGAATATACACTAACATACAGTAATCTTGTAGGAGGATGGCCGTCCTTCTACTCGTACATGCCTGATTGGATGATTGGGATGAATAACTATTTCTACACATTCAAGGGTGGGAATCTTTATCGTCATAACGTGAATGCACTAAGAAATAACTTCTACGGAGACCAATACAACTCTACAATTACAAGTGTATTTAACGATGCTCCTACTACAAACAAGCTATTTAAGACGCTTGCGCTACAGGGAGACGACACTTGGGCGGCAACTTCAGTTGTTACTGACATTCAGAACAGCGGATTTGTTGATGCAGATTGGTTTGAGAAGAAAGAGCAGGTATATTTTGCATTCATTAGAAACTCAGGAACAGTTCCTGCGGGTACTGATGAGTACGCACTACGCTCACTAAACGGTGTAGGAAGAAGTCAGGCTGTATCGGGTCCGGCAGCGGCTACTCAGATTGACTTTTCAATCTCGCCACTTATTCAGATTGGGTCTATTGCAAGCATTGGTGACTACCTATACTACTCACTACCTCCATATTCTACACCTGTATTGTGTGGTCAAATAACGAGTATTATACAGAACTATCCGGCAGGTGACAACTACTTTGTAGTAGATACAACCATTGCAGGGGGAGCTGTGCCACCTATTCAGGATGCATACTTCTTATATATCAAGAACTCTATAGCTGAGTCACACGGTGTCTTAGGCCACTATGCTGTGTTCACATTAGAGAACGACAATACATCAAAAATTGAATTATTTGCTGTAGAGTCAGAGGTTATGAAAAGTTTCCCATAAAAAACTTATCTTTGTAATTAACTTAAAGTAAACATTATGTGGCAAGCAGTAGGAGCATTAGCGGTACAAGGAGCAACAACTCTTATATCATTGGCGCAAGCTGAAAAGGCTAAGAAAAAGCAAGAAAAAGCGGATAAAGAGGCCGCTAAATTAATGCAGGATGCATATAACATATTAGACAAGAATGTATATGCGGCAATTGCGCTTCCAACAAAACAGTACAATATTCAGCGTGAGGCACTTGCAGCTCAAGGAGCTCAGATGGTAGAAGCAGGTAGAGAGAGTCAACGTACAGCAGCAGCAACAGCGGGCTCAACTATGGCTCAGTATAACAATGCACTAAGAGGTATTCAGGCAGAGGCAGAGAATCAGTACTACGACCTTGAGCTTACTAAGGCTCAGGAACAGGCGCGTAAGGATGATATCAGAACAGGCCTAAAGCTATCAGAGGCAGAAGGGGCTCAAGCTGCATCAGCAATGTATGCAGAGCAAAAAGGAATGGCCACTCAGCAGGCTATATCATCAGGTATCGGAGCACTCGGACAGGGCTTATCAATGGTGCCTTTATTTCAGGCGACACCTCAGCAGAGAGCAATATCAAACCTTCAGGACAGCTACGGAAAGGCAGCTAAGTCAGGTCAGTTAGGTTCTTCATTTCTAAATGAAAAAGGTGAGCCAATTGGTTTTGAGAGGTCAGTTCTAAAGAATATGGCACTTTCAGACGAGCAGATTAATGCACTTGATATATTTGAAGATGAGGCTAAGACTAAAATTAATTTTAAAAAATTTGAAGATTATCTTGGACAGCAAAGTGTTAATGACCTTAGAGATATGAATAAGACAGGATTTACTCCTTCATATCTACAACAGGTTCCTACAGAAAATACTAACGCTGCAATGAACCAACAAGGAGGCGATATATACAACTTCATGAACTACTTAAGAAAACCACAAATAGGGGGTTTTAAATACAGATAATAAATGGCTGAAACATATTATAAATTTGCGGAACGTAGCGCTGAGTCTCAAGTAAATTGGGCTGAGGTTGGAAGAAGCGTCTCTGAGATGCTCTTAGAAGATGCGTCGATAAGAGAACAAAAGAAGACCGCTATTGATGAGGCTTCTCGTCAGTTTGGTGAGGTCCTAGCAAATGCGCCTACAGGTGATTTTAAGCCGGCTAATGAGTGGATATTAGAATATTCTAACGATGCAACTCAGGCAATGCTCCTTCAAGATAGATTGCTTAAGCAGGGTGCTCTTAGCTTAAAGGACTATACTATTCAGCGTCAGAATATAAATGACAGCACAAATCAGATGTTCGAGATATCTAAAAAATATCAGGAAAAGTTTACTGAGGCAAAGAAGAGAGCAGAGAGCGGTACCGCTCAGGATACTGAGATGTGGCTTAAAACACAGGCAGAAGGTCTTAGTAACTTTACAAATACAAAGGCATATATTAACCCTACGAACTATCAGGTATCAATCGCAAAGCTAAAGAGAGTTGTTGGCTCTGATGGTAAAGAAGTCCTAACAATGGACGATAGCCCGGATGGACGAATGACAATAAACCAATTGAATAACTACTTGGATATTAACCTAGACAAGTATGACTATACTCAAGCTGTTGGTACACAAGTTAAATCATTAGGTAAATTTCTTGATACAGAAAGTATTGCAAGAATTAAAAATATATATAGAACATACGGTGTTACTAATATATCTGACCCAACTAAGAGACCTAAGTTTGGTAAAGACGTTACAGACGAAGACTTAAAAAATGTAACTATATTTGAGCAGTGGGAGAAGGATACAATTGCCGCTCAGATGGCAAATCCTTTTAATCAGCTTAGCGTATTAACAGATGCGCTTGATATCGACCCTAAAACAGGTGAAGAATATGTTCCAACATTTGACGCGGAACTAGCTAAGACAAGCTCTAAGTATATACTTATAGAAGATAATGGCTCAGGAATGATTCAGCCAAAATTCACTAAAGAACAGGATGAAGTAGCAAATGACTTCATGAGCATTATGGTTCGTAATTCAATAGACCAAGAAAGCGAAACTGATACACAGGCATTACCTTCTACTGAATATGCACCTAACTATGGTGGCAGTAGCAGCAGTAGTGGTGGTGGTGGTGCTAATACTGAGAATGTCACTATATACGAGAGCGCTAACAATGCATTACGTACAGGTAATTTATCTGCGTTAAATAACAATGACTATGTATACTCAGTTCAGACTTCTAATGGTAAAAGATTTATTGCTGTAAGACCTAAGACTGATATAGAGAAAAAGACAGGTAAAGCAAAAGCTGACTTTGACCCCAAAAAAAAGGAATGGAAAAAATTAATTAATGCAGATGATGTAGCTGCATACTTAACGGGGGTTAGCAATGCAAGACAGAAATATATACAAGGTAAGCAAGAATTTAAAGATATTCATGACTTTACATTATTTGGTACATACTTGGATACTGACTCTAAATTGACTAGCGACCAAATCTATGACATAGGTACGTACACAGAACCTGAAAGAAATAAAAGACTTGGTGGAACCGGAGAAAATTCAGGAGGAGGAGCTAGTAATAGCGGTGGGAAACCTAGATAATAAGTATATTTGCATATGAATGAACAGACACTGAAAGACTTCATTGCTACGGCTCAGAAGTATAACTACGATTGGAATACTGTATTTGGAAAATTTCCTGAATTAAAAGGATATAACCAACAGGTATTAAAGGACTACGTTGCAACAGCAGAAAAAAATAATTATAATTATGGTGTTGTTAATGCTAAGTTTCCCGAACTCAAAATAGGTGGGCAACCATTAAAAAAAAAAGAGTCTACCGTATCGGCTTCCAAATTGGGCAAGTCTACTTCGGCTTCTTCTTCCAATCAGCTTGATTCAAGACCGGGGTTTGGTGCGACTCAAAGTGAGTTAGATGAATATGACAAAGCCAAAAAACAAAAAAATGGCGTAAAATCAGATTTACCTCCAACTAAGAAGGTAGAAGAACCTAAGAAAAAAACCGTACAATATCAAACTGTAAACGGACAGACATTTAAAGGTAACGGAGAGATATTCACGGACTACCCGGGGAAAGAAGGTAAGGCTTATAGATTCAATAATGGTCAGTGGTATGAATATACTACAACTGAGACAAATGAAAAGGCTTCTCCAACTCAGACAAAAGTATTAGCAGGAGGTGGCTCAGCAGCTGTACCTGCAGGAGGATATTCTAAACGCGACTTTAGCAAGGATGTTATTATATTAAACTCTCCTATCAAGGACCCAATGCGCGTACAAGCACTTAATAAGCAGTACAAGAAGTGGGGAACTACAGAGAACGGAGTATTCCTAGGTTTTCCGGGTAAAGAGCAAAATGAATATAAAGTTGTTAATGGAAAATGGCAACGTCGAACACCTGAGAATAAGACTTGGGTTAATGTAACAAACCAAGACTCCGTAACAGCGCTTAATAATCACTTCAAGAAAGAAGTTACTCTAGCAAAAGAACCTGAAAAAATAGATGAGCTTAAGCAAGACAATTTATACTCTAAAAGCTTTGACGATAACCTTAAGTCAATTAACTCAAAACTAATTGGAGGAGAAGAAGAGAATGCTGTAGAAGCACTTAGAAAAAAATTCCCTGCAGAAAACGGATGGAAGTTTGATGAGTCGGGAATGTCAGATAGAGTAAAAATCACTGCACCAAATGGGCAGGAAGAGACATTTATGCTTGACAATTGGACTTGGGACGACGACAAAAGAAATGCTAATAACATGATGGGTTGGATGCAGGCCAATAACCTTACTCCATCTGAAAAGAAAGTTTTTGACGCATACAATCAGGCTACTGAGGCACCTAAGAGTGAGATGAAAATAATTCCGGGAGGTGGTACATTACGTGTCCCTGAGCCAATGGAATTTAGAGGAGACGCCAAACAAGCAAGAGCTGATTGGATGCCTATTAAGTCTCAGAAAGTAAAAGAAATACAGTCGATGTATTCTAAATATACAGCAGACGGTAGAAATGTTGACAAGTATACAGCCGAGAAAGCTCAGGCTGCACTTGGTGCATTGGCTGAAGATAAAGAAACAATGCTTCAGGTAAATAAATATCAGGACGATATTAAATACAATGCTGAGTCATATAAAAAGAAATATGAAGAGGCTAAGGGTTACCTTACTGACTTGAATAAAAAATATGCTTTAGGAGAAATAACTAAAGAAGAGTTTGAAGCTGAGGCAAAAGTTAAGCAGAAAGAATTATTAGTACAAGAAGAGGAGCTAAATAATCAGATTAAGGTATCAGACCACCTGACGAAGGCATCGAATCAGGCTGCGGCTGAGAACTATATTGTTCAGCAGGCTAAAGGAAGCTTTGGAGGTGGTGTAACACTAAGCTTTATAAAAGGTGTAGCATCTCCCGTAAGATTAATTCAGGGTGCATTAGGTGTAAAGACAGATGCAGCATCATGGCATAAGCAAGTTACTGATGCGATTGCTCCTATTTGGGAGTATGAGACATCACTTGAGTACTTACGTTCTGAAGAGAGACCCGACCTATACAAGACTGCATTCTCAGTAGCTGAGTCACTAGGGGCAATGGTACCCTTAGCAGCCTCAGGTGGTGCTACATTACTTGGAGAAGGGTTAGTGGCAAGAGGAGCAATGACAGCTGCTGCGTTCTATCCTATGTCATACTACGAGATGAAGGATGAGCTTGAGGATATTGATATTCCTGAGGCAGATAAGATTGCTATGTCTTCTATTTACGGTGTTGTATCTTCTGCCCTTGAGTCAATTGGGATGGAGTATGCGATGGGTAAAATCAGTGGCCCTGCATCAAGCATGATTAAGAGAGGTATCCTAAAGAATGTATTAGGTAAAGAACTTCCTAAAGACGCTTCGAAAGAATATATCGACGCACTCGTAAGGAATGAGACCAAGGCTTACCTTGCGAATATAGCTGCAACTACAGCAGGTTCTATGCTTGTAGAAGGCGGTACTGAAGGTATCCAAAGTATGGCAGGTTCAGGAATTAAAGAGCTATATGACATTGGAAAAGGAACGGAGTTCTTTAATAATAAAGGATTTGGTGATGTTGTAAATGGAGCTCTTTACGAGAGTTACCTTGGCGCATTAGGAGGTGGTATGGTGCATAGTATATATACATCTGCTGATGCATACAAGAGAAATAGAGCTATGAATAGTAAGGAGCTTGGTCTTCTTATGATGGCTGCTAAGACTAATGGCATGAGCGAGACGCTTATGACCAACTTAAAGGCAGATATGCTTAGCGGAAGAATGACAAAACAAGAAGCTCAGGATATTACTAACAACTTTGACTTAGTTCGTGGTAACATGAATCAGATGCCTGAGAACTTAACACCTGAAGCACAATCCGTGTCATTAAGCCTAATGATGGAGCGTGACAAGCTTAATAAACAAATTCAAGGGAAAGACCCTAACTTAGTAAAACCACAGTCAGACAGGGTTGCTGAGATTAATACACGTCTACAAGAAATATCAACAGAAAATGCCGTTCAAGAGCAAAGCACAAGCGAGGTACCTGTTCAGCCAACTCCCGGAGTTAGCGAACAAGTGGAGGAAAGAGTACCCGAATCAGAAACTCAAGGGACTCCCGGAGAAACTATCGGACAAGAAGGTCAAGTCGAGCAAACTAAAGCAG